GCTGCATTAACAGGAACAATAGCCGCTAAAAAAATATCCGCTAATACAAAAGCGGGCTTTAGTATCGTTCGATATGATGGAACAGGTACGGCTGGGACTATAGACCATTTATTAGGATATGTGCCAAATTTAATACTTGTGAAAAGAACAGACAGCTCGGGCAACTGGATAGTGGGTTCGACAGAAATAGATTCAAACTCATGGGGAAAAATACTACAACTTGATTTGACGGACGCTGAACAAACTTATGATGGATTCAACAATACTCCACCAACAACTTCAGTGTTTAGTCTTGGGACTAAACCTCCTGTTAATAATGGCAGTGGCGAATATATAGCTTATTGCTTTGCAAACATAAACAGTTATCAAAAAATAGGTAGTTACACAGGTAATGGTTCTGCTAATGGACCTATTATTAACACGGGATTTGAGCCAGCTTTTGTATTAGTTAAAAATGTAGATGACAATGGTTCAAACTGGATTATAGTCGACAACAAAAGGAATACAGCTAACCCAAGAAATTTAGGGCTTTTCCCACAGGGTGATTTTCCCGAAAGTAGTTTCACAAACGGAATAAATTTTTTTACAAATGGTTTTCAGGTTGTTGATACTGATAACGATTTTAATGGAAACGGAGATACATTGCTTTATTGGGCTATTGCTGCAAATGTTGAATCAGCGCCTACATTAGCTAATAGTTTTTCAACGGATGAATGGACGGGAACTTCAGCAATTCAAAATGTTTATTCTTCTATTGCTCCAAACTTTAGTTGGACAAAAAACAAAGGCTCTAACACCGCTTATTATCTTTTTGATAGTGTTAGAACCTCAGGTTACGAAATTTATTCTAATTTAACTAACAGTCAATATTACGATCCAAACACATTAACTTCATTTAACCCTAATGGGTTTAGCTTAGGAACAGGCACAGGAGTTAATAATAGTGGTCAAAATTATATTGCTTGGAACTGGAAAGCAACAGAGCTGCCCGCTATAAACACTGATGGAACCATAACAAGCCAAGTTAGTGCTAATCAAGCGGCTGGGTTTAGTATTTTAAAATATACAGGAGATGGTTCTACTTCTAAAACTGTGGGACACGGACTTTCTTCTGCTCCTGAATTTGTAATAGTAAAAAGGATTGATTCATCTGCTGATTGGTATGTTTGGATTACAGCAGTAATGAGTATCACAGGAAGTACATCTGATTATATTGTATTAAATAGTGATGCTCAAAAAGTTACTGCAGCAAGTGTTACAAATATATGGGGTGGAAATGTACCATCTGCAACAACAATAGGAGTAGGTGATAGTGGTGGTTCTAATGCAAACGGGGGCGAATATATATCGTATTGTTGGCATTCTGTAGCTGGATATAGTAAAATTGGCTCGTATTCTGGGTCAGGAGTCTCTGGCAAAGAAGTTACTTTAGATTTTAGCCCAAGTTTTGTTTTAATAAAAAGAACTAACGCATCTGCAGGTTGGGTAATTGTTGATGACAAAAGGGGTACAGCTGAATTATATCCTAACCTTCCTAACCAAGAGGACACTACTGCCACTAACATTGTGTTAGGAACAAATAAATTTACTTTAAACACTACCGGTTCTTGGTATAATGCTTCAGGCGGTACTTATTTTTATATGGCAATTAAAATTAATTAAACTATGAATACAACTATATTAATATTAATAGGGTTAGTAGTTTTACTAATCATAATAAACATAGCCGCAATATGGCTTACAAAAAAAGGTCTTACTAAAGACGAAAACAATAATATGATTCCTGATATACTTGAAGAAAAGTTTGCTGTTTTAAAAATGGACGTATCTAAAAGAGTAGATCGTGTAGGTCAAGAACTTAAAGACGTTACCAAAGCTATAAAAGAAGTTGGCAACCAAATAGGAGATGTGCCAAGTGCTTTCAAAGGCAAAAGCAGGTCAGGAAAAAAACCGAAGAAAAAATGAATTATTACACTACAACGACTGCAGGAAATATTAAATTTAAATATGTGATTATAAATGATAAATGTAAATGATTTAAAAATATATAGCATTAACTTTCTTGCACTTATGACATCTTTAACAGATTTAGATGTCATCTTAAAGATTATATTATCACTTGTAGCTATAGGCTACACTATACATAAATGGTATATTATGCATGGAAAAAATAAGTGATCATGTTTCTTATAAAGAAGCGACTAAATCCAACACTGCTTCTAGATTAGGTATAGACAATACACCTAACTCTTATCATTTATCTAATATGGGAATCCTTGCTGATGAACTCTTTGAACCACTCAGAAAATGGGTTGGCGGTCCGATAAAGATAAATTCATTTTATAGATCACCTGATTTGAATCAAGCAATAGGTGGTAGTTCCAGTTCTCAACATTGTCAAGGAAGAGCTGTTGATATTGATGATACTTTTGGACATAAAACAAACGCAGAGATGTTTGATTACATAAAGAACAATTTAGATTTTGATCAAATTATATGGGAGTTTGGTGATGATAATAATCCCGACTGGGTACATATGAGCTATGTCTCTGAAAATGAAAACAGATCACGTGCATTGAGAGCAAGTAGAGAAAATGGAAAAACTAAATATACCGTAATATGAGTAAACCTAAAAAAAAGTTTGGACAAACAACAGTTGGTAGGTTATTAAAAGCCTCTGTTGGTCTTATAAATCCTACGCTTGGTAGATTGATTCAAGGCGACATGTCGGTAGAACAAGTGGTGTCATCTATAAAAAATTCTGACGCACCTGCTGAGGATAAAATTAGAGCACAAGAGATGGTATTGGAAGCATATGAGGCAGAGGTAGCAGATAGAGCAAGTGCGAGACAAAGAGAGATGGCAGCTTTAGCGGCAGGCTCTAATGATATATTATTTAAAACTGTAGGCTGGGGGATAACACTATGTTTTATAGGTGTAGTCGCTGGAGCAATAGGGCTGTGGGAAATACCTAAAGAATCCCAAAGGCTTTTTGATATGGGATTCGGGGCGGTTGTGGCTGCTTTTACACAAGTCATTGGATATTATTTTGGATCTTCAGCCGGTAGTAAACAAAAAACTAATTTAATAAATAAAAATGGCGAGGGGACTGAATTATAGCACTTCTATAAAAAAAACAAAAGTTAAGCGTCCAGGTGTACATGCCAAAACTAAAACTTCATCTTTAAAATCTTCTAAAAACTACCAGAAGCTTTACAGGGGGCAAGGGCGTTAAATAATTTGTATCTTTATATAAATTTAATTTAATCAAATGGATATTAGAAAAATATCTGTAGGATCTGATTATAAATCAGGTGCTATGCATTATATAGTGGGACAATCTATATTAAATGGCGACTACAAAATACATCTCATACAATTTGATAATTATGCAAACTCTATAAAAATATGGATACAAAAAGGTGATGAGGTGGTTTTATGGAAAGAGTTTAATGCCAACATGCCTTTTTCTTTAGAATATAACATTAATTTTTGATGAGATCGCCATATAATTTTATAGTTAAACCTCTTAATAATAAAAGATATAATAACACAAAAAAAATAGGTGGCATAGATTTTGTTACTAGCACAAGCCAAGAAAATCATATAGCCTCAAATCGAGAGGCTATAGTTATAAGTTTGCCAATAATATACAATGGTCCAATAGAAATTGGAGATACTCTTTTGGTTCATCATAATGTTTTTAAATTTTATTATGATATGAAGGGTCGGCAAAAAAGTTGTAAAAGTTTTTTTAGAGACAATTTATTTTTTGTAGATAGCGAACAGTTTTATATGTATAAACATAACAATAAATGGTATAGCCATGATCGTTATTGCTTTGTAAAACCGGTAAAAACAAAAAAATCTATTATATATAAAAACACTTCTGAAGAACCTTTAGTGGCAGAGATGATATATCCAAATACTTATTTAAAAAAACAAGGCATAAGAAAACATACTTTAGTTAGTTTTAAACCTGACACAGAGTATCCCTTTATGGTAGACGGAGAAAAGCTTTATAGAATGTATGACCATCAAATTACTATGGCGATATGACAAATATTATTATAAATAATATAATAGATGATCCTGATCAATATGTAAACAATATACTTGAGGGAGAGTTTATAGATGTTCAGGACGGCGATAATGTTTTTAAAGGAATTCAAGTTCGATCTAATGACGAGCTACAACAAAAGGTGGAAAAAGCTTTTCCTCAATATTTTGTCACTTACAATTTTGTGAGACAGTCTCCAGTTAATCAAAAGGAACCAAATTTTATACATACGGATGAAATGATGGGGGACATGACAATACTTTTATATTTAAATAAAAAATATCCAAAACAAGCTGGAACCACACTTTATCAAGATGACAAACCTATGTGTGTTTTCCATGCTGCGTATAATAGAATGGTAATATTCGATTCTAAAATCCCACACTCTAGAAACTTATATAAAAATTTTGGTACCAAAAAAGATTCACGTCTAGTTCAAGTAATGTTTATAAAATTAAAATAATGAAATCTGAAATATTAAAACTTAAAATTGTGGAAGCCGGCAGAAAAGCTGTTGAGCAATTAATTAAAGTTGCCAAAGAAGATATTATAAAACCAGATCCAGAAGATGAACTTGCAGCTGATAGATTAAAAAATGCTGCAGCCACCAAAAAACTAGCTATATTTGATGCATTTGATATATTAAATAAGATTGATCAAGAAGAACAAGAGCTAAAAGAAGAAGATAAAAATATTAATATAAATACAAAACAAGGCTTTGCAGAAAGAAGATCAAAATAGTTTATATCAAGTTTTAAGTAATTACATACCAAAAGGCGTAATAACTACCAAAAATTCTGGACGGACATGGGTATATGGATATAATAAAAAATATGATGTAGTTATTATTTCAAAAGACGGAACGCTAGGCGAAATAATAAATATAAATGGTCTAGTTATAGGTTTACCCAAACAACCAGACAAAATATACAGTAGATCCAAAACAAAATCGCAGCAATATTGGGAACGAGCTCCTCTACATAAAAGTTTGTCTAAAATTCAATCTATATTTCAATGGAACGAAATGAACTCAGTGTTTAAAAACAAATGGATTGACTACATAGAAAAAGAGTTTGATAGAAGAGAAGAAGGGTATTGGTTTAATAATAACGGTATACCTACATACATTACAGGATCTCACTATATGTATTTACAATGGACTAGTATTGATGTAGGCTATCCAGACTTTAGAGAAGCTAACCGTATATTTTTTATGTTTTGGGAAGCATGCAAAGCCGATAATAGATGCTTTGGGTTGGATTATTTAAAGATAAGACGATCAGGGTTTTCTTATATGGGCTCCTCTGAGTGCATCAACACTGGAACATTAGCCAAGGACTCTAGAGTTGGTATACTATCTAAAACCGGAGCTGATGCAAAAAAGATGTTTACTGATAAAGTAGTACCTATATCTAGTAGGCTTCCGTTTTTTTTCAAGCCGATACAGGATGGTATGGACAAACCTAAAACAGAGCTAGCATTTCGTATACCGGCAAGTAAAATAACCAAAAAAAATATGTACGACATTGTAGATGAAGAGTTGTATGGATTAGACACAACAATAGATTGGAAGAATACTGATGAAAACTCTTACGATGGTGAAAAGCTATTACTTCTAGTACATGATGAAAGTGGTAAATGGATTAAACCAAATAACATATTAAACAATTGGCGTGTAACTAAAACTTGTTTGAGGCTTGGAAGCAAGATAATTGGAAAATGTATGATGGGATCTACATCAAATGCTTTGAGTAAGGGGGGAGAAAACTTCAAGAAACTATACGAAGATTCTAACTTATCTACAAGAAATGCAAACGGTCAGACAAAAAGCGGAATGTATAGTCTATTTATTCCTATGGAATGGAATATGGAAGGATTTATAGATCGTTACGGGATGCCTGTTTTATATACACCAATAGAACCAGTTCTGGGTGTGGATAATGAATATATATACAATGGAGCTATAGACTATTGGGAGGCTGAGGTGGATTCGTTAAAAAAAGATCCAGATGCTTTAAATGAGTTTTATAGACAGTTTCCTCGAACTGAAAGCCATGCGTTTAGAGATGAAAGCAAGGGTAGTCTATTTAACTTGACAAAGATATATCAACAAATAGATTATAATGATTCGTTAATAATGAACCAGCACGTAACAACAGGTAAGTTTTATTGGAAGGATGGTGTAAAAGATACCGAGGTTATATGGACACCAGACCCACAGGGAAGATTTAGGGTATCATGGACTCCAAACAAACAGTTAGCTAATAAAACACAAAATAGAAACGGTGTATATTATCCTGTTAATGAGCACATTGGAGCTTTTGGTTGTGATAGTTACGATATATCTGGAACAGTAGGCGGAAGAGGATCAAACGGGGCATTACATGGTTTAACAAAATACAATATGGATCACGCTCCAAGCAATGAATTTTTTTTAGAATACGTAGCTCGCCCACAAACAGCGGAGATATTTTTTGAGGAGGTGTTAATGGCATGTGTGTTTTATAGTATGCCTATTTTAATAGAGAATAATAAACCACGTTTACTGTATCATTTTAAAAATAGAGGTTATAGAGGATTCTGTATGAATAGACCTGATAGGCATTATAATAAATTATCTAAGACTGAAAAAGAAATAGGCGGTATACCTAATACTTCAGAAGATGTCAAGCAGTCTCATGCATCTGCGATAGAGTCATATATAGAAAAATATATAGGAGTAGATTTAGAAGGTACATATAGAGAACAAACATCGATGGGATCTATGTTATTTACTAGAACTCTGGAGGAATGGGCAAGGTTTGATATAAGTAACCGTACTCAATTTGACGCCACCATCAGCTCAGGGCTAGCAATTATGGCAAATCAAAAATCACTATATTTACCTATTCAAAAACAATCAAAAATAAGTCTTAACTTTGCAAGATATAGTAACACAGGAAATTTCAGTGAATTAGTTAAATGAGAGAAGTTAGTATAAATATTGCATCTGTTGGATTTCCTAATCAATATGCATCAGATGCTGAAAAAGAAACAGAAGAATACGGACTTCAAATAGGACAAGCTATTCAATATGAATGGTTTCGAAAAGATTCAAATGGTTGCCGTTACTATACACAGTGGAGAGATTTTAATCGACTACGCTTATATGCAAGAGGAGAACAGTCAATTGCTAAATATAAAAACGAATTAGCTGTTGATGGCGATCTTTCGTATTTAAACCTAGATTGGACTCCAGTTCCAATCTTGCCTAAATTTGTTGATATTGTGGTTAATGGGCTTTCTGAGCGTATATTCAAAGTAAAAGCATACGCTCAGGATGCTTTATCTCAAGCCAAAAGAAGCAAGTATCAAGATATGGTCGAGGGACAAATGGCGGCAAAACAGATACTGACTACTGTTAAAGAAAAAACTGGATATGATCCTTTTATAGTTGATCCGGATGAACTTCCGGCAACAGATGAGGAGCTTTCATTATACATGAATCTTAATTACAAGCCAGCGATAGAGATAGCTGAAGAAGAAGCTATTGACACTATGTTTGCTGAAAATCATTATGAAGATATAAGAAAACGTATTGACTATGATCAGATGGTTGTAGGTGTAGGTATGGCTAAACATGAGTTTCTTCCTGGCTCAGGGGTAAAATTATCTTACGTAGACCCTGCAAATGTTGTTTATAGTTACACAGAAGATCCTTTTTTCAAGGATTGTTTTTATTGGGGTGAAATTAAAACTGTAGGTATCACGGAGCTTATGAAAATAGATCCTACTTTAACTAACGATGATTTAGAAAAAATAGCTCAGTACAGTCAAAGTTGGTATGATTATTTTAATACAGCCCAATACTATGAAAACGATATTTTTTACAGAGATACTTGTACTTTGTTATACTTTAACTATAAGACAACTAAAAAAATAGTTTACAAAAAAAAGAAACTTGAAGGCGGTGGAAGCAGAATGATTGAAAAGGACGATAGTTTTAATCCGCCTGATGAAATGGTCGAGGAAGGCAATTTCGAAAAAATAGAAAAAACTATTGATGTTTGGTATGATGGTATTATGGTTATGGGTACAAACATTATACTCAAGTGGGAACTAGCTAAAAATATGGTCCGTCCCAAGTCCGCTACACAGCACGCTTTACCTAATTACGTGGCTGTAGCACCTAGAATGTACAAAGGAAATATTGAATCCCTGGTAAGACGAATGATACCTTTTGCTGATTTAATTCAGATAACACATTTAAAGTTACAACAAGTTATTGCTAGAACAGTTCCTGACGGTGTATATATTGACGCAGATGGTTTAAATGAAGTAGACTTAGGCACAGGAGCAGCGTATAATCCAGAAGATGCACTTCGTTTATATTTTCAAACTGGTAGTGTGGTAGGTAGAAGCTATACTCAAGAAGGTGATTTTAATCAAGCTAGAACACCAATACAACAATTAACATCTAATTCAGGTGCATCTAAAACACAAATGCTGATAGCTAATTACAATCATTATTTAGATATGATAAGAGCTGTAACTGGTTTAAATGAAGCTCGAGATGGTTCAACACCAAACCCTGAAGCTTTAGTTGGAGTACAGAAACTAGCTGCGCTTAATTCTAACACAGCAACTCGTCATATATTAGATGGTGGATTATACATTTACAGGTCTCTAGCTGAAGCTCTAACTTATCGTATTGCAGATATATTAGAATATTCAGACTTCAAAGATGATTTTATAAACAAAATAGGGAAGTATAATGTTAGTATACTACAAGAAATATCAGAGTTATATATATATGACTTTGGTGTATTTATTGAGCTTTCCCCAGATGAAGAGCAAAAAGCTATGCTAGAGCAAAACATTCAAATGGCTTTATCAAAACAAGATATTAATTTAGAGGATGCTATAGATATAAGGGAAATCAAAAATTTAAAATTAGCCAATCAGTTATTAAAAGTAAAAAGAAAAGCGAAGCAAGAGCAAGATCAGCAAAATGAAATGCAAAAGCAAGCTATGACTGCTCAGCAACAGCTTAAGTCTCAAGAGATGGCTGCTCAATTGGCTATTCAAAAAATCAATATGGAAGCTGAAAGTAAGATGAAAGTCAAGCAAGCTGAAATAGCTTTTGAAATAGAAAAACAAAAAAGTGAAGCTCAACTTAAATCACAGCTTATGCGTCAAGAGTTCGCTTACAATCAACAACTGAGAAATGTTTCTGAAAATGCATTAGCTTTTAGAGAAGGAGCACGTGAAGAGGCTAAAAGTAAAAGAATAAGTCAGCAAAATTCTCAACAGTCACAGCTTATTAACCAAAGAAAAAACAATCTACCTCCAAAAAACTTTGAATCTAATGAAGATTCACTAGATGGTTTTGATCTCGCTGAGTTTGAACCACGCTAAAAACGTATATTTTTTTTATTTAACTTTGTATAAATTTAATCTAATCAAATGGAAATTAAAGTAAGAGAGCTCACAGAGGTCAAAGAAAAGTCGAAACAAGAAGTTGAACAAGAACTTTTAGACAAACATGAGCAACAACATAAGAACGAAAACCTTGATAATAAGCCAGAAGTATCTGGTAAACAAGAGGAAATAAAGTTTGAAGAAAATAATGTAGCTGAAGCTACAGAAGAAAAAAATACGGTTGAAGAGAATGCACCTGTAGACAATAAAATAGAGGAGCAAACAACCGAAGAAGTACAAAGCTCTTCTGAAATATCAGAAGAAGATGTTCTTTCATATATTGGAAATAGATGGGGACAAGAGGTTAACTCTTTGGAGGAGCTCAAAGCTAAACGTGAAGAGCAAGAGCCTTTAGCCGAGGATGTAGCAGCTTACCTCAAATATAAAAAAGAAACAGGGCGCTCTATGAGTGATTATCTTAAATTACAAAAGGATTATTCTGATGTGAGCCCTGACAATTTGCTTAGAGAATATCTAACAATAACTGAAGAGGGTTTAGATCCCGAAGACATAAGCGACCTGATGGAAGAGTATGTATATGACGAAGATTCTGACGAACCTGCAGTTATTAAAAAGATTAAACTAGCAAAGAAAAAAATGGTTGCTAAAGCCAAAAAGTTTTTCTATCAAGAGCAACAAAAATACAAACTACCTCTTGAGTCAAGGGAAAGTTCAGGCGCAAATGATAAAGACTATCAAGCTTATAAGCAATACATTAATGAGGCTAAATCTAGAGAAGAAGAAAATTCTAGAAAGTCGGAGTGGTTTAGATCACAAAGCGACAAACTATTTTCTCCTGAGTTTAAAGGTTTTAAATTCACCATAGGCGAAAATAATTTTACTTATTCTCCAGGTACGGCAGCAGAACTAAGAAAATCTCAAGAGACTCCAATTAATTTTATTAGTAAATATTTGGATGAAAGAGGAATGCTTAAAGATGCTGAGGGGTATCACAGATCTCTAGCCATAGCCATGAATCCTGAAAAATTTGCTACGTTCTTTTATGAGCAAGGCAAATCTTTTGCGACAGAGGATGTAATGCGTAAAACAAAAAATGTCGAAATGACTGAACGTAGTGCACCCGAAGTATCAACAAAAGGAGGGCTTCAGGTTAAATCAGTATCACAGCCTTCAAGCCGTGGTCTGAGAATTAAGAGTATTAAAAAAATGTAAAATTTAAAAATTAAAAATTATGCCTGGACAAGTAAAAACGATTCCAACATTTGCGTTGACACCGAGTTCTGAGAGAACTCCGACAACGGAAAACTACATAACTAATTTTGACTTTTTGAATCAGTATCTACCTGATACTTATGAAAAAGAGTTTGAGCGTTATGGTAATAGAACAATTTCTTCCTTCCTACGTATGGTAGGAGCGGAAATGCCAACCAATTCTGACCTTATCAAATGGGCAGAGCAAGGTAGGTTACATACTAAATACACACAAGTAGGTTCAACAGGATCTGCAACAGATGATCAAGTACAATTTCAAGTCAATGATACGCTTGACCCCACATCTGCAGAACAAGTTATCAGAGTAGGACAAACAGTAATGATTGTTCAAAATGACGGATCTGGTTCTAACAAAGCAGTTGTAAGTGCTGTTGACAATTCTACAGCACCTGGTAAATTCACAGCTGATTTTTATGAGGCTGGTGGATTAGTAACTGCAGGAACTGGAGCTGGTAACGCTGATGTTACTGTATTTATTTACGGATCAGAATTTAGAAAAGGAACAGCTGGAATGGTTGGTTCTCTTGAAGCTAATGACTTTATTTTTGAAAACAAGCCTATTATCATCAAAGATACGTACAATGTATCTGGATCAGATATGGCTCAAATCGGATGGGTAGAAATTACTACTGAAGATGGAGCAACAGGGTACCTATGGTATCTAAAATCTGAGCATGAAACAAGACTTAGATTCGATGACTATTTAGAAACAGCAATGATTGAAGCTGTACCTGCTGAACAAAATTCAGGAGCAGCAGCAATTCTAGGTAGCTCAGGTGCAGCAGCAAATCCTGGTGCTGGGTCAGATGGTATATTCTATAGTGTCTCTACTAGAGGTAATATATGGGATGGTGGTAATCCAACTACATTAGCAGATTTCGATAATGTTATTAGTAGATTAGATAAGCAAGGAGCAATTGATGAAAACGTAATATTCGTTGACAGACAATTTTCTTTTGATATTGACGATATGCTAGCAGCACAAAACTCTTATGGTACGGGTGGTACTTCCTACGGATTGTTTGACAATGACGAGGAAATGGCGCTGAATTTAGGTTTCACTGGATTTAGAAGAGGTTATGACTTTTACAAATCAGATTGGAAATATCTAAATGATCCCACAATGAGAGGTGGTTTACCAACTGGTGCTGGATCTGGACGTATAAACGGTCTATTAGTGCCTGCGGGCTCTACTAGTGTTTACGATCAAATACTTGGTAAAAACGCTAAAAGACCTTTCTTACATGTTAGATACAGAGCTTCAGAAACTGAAGACAGACGTTATAAAACTTGGATTACTGGTTCAGCTGGTGGTGCAAGAACAACAGACGTAGATAACATGCAAGTAAACTTCTTGTCTGAAAGAGCTGTTTGTACTATGGGTGCAAATAACTTTTTCTTATTTCAAGAATAGTTAATAATTCTGTTTTGGGGGGTAGCAATACCCCCTTTTTTAAAATCTAATTAAATTTAATCTAATGAAAACAAAACCAAAATACGTTACTAAAACGTACAAACTAACTAGAGAAAATCCTGGGCTATCACTTATATTAGCCTCAAGACACACACAAAGGTACCCTTTACTATATTTTGACGAAAAGACAGGAACTAATCGGTCTTTAAGATATGCAAGAAATCAAAATTCTCCATTCATGGAAGAGCAAGATGGTAATGCAATTTTAGAACCCATAGTTTTTGAAAACGGTTTTCTGACAGTAAAAAAAGAAAATCAAGTTCTGCAAAAGTTTCTAGAATTACATCCTGGTAATGGAAGAACATTTGTTGAAATAGACAAAAAGAAGGATGCTCAAGATAAAATTAATATCTTAAATGAAGAGGTTGATGCGCTTATTGAAGCAAGACAATTGTCAATAGATCAAGTTGTAAACATGTCACGTGTGCTTTTTAACAAAAATGTAAGCACCATGACAACGGCAGAGCTAAAAAGAGATTTGCTTGTTTTTGCAAAAAACAATCCAAAAGACTTTTTACTAATATTAAAAGACCCAATGTTACAACTAAATGCGACCGTACAAGGTTTTTTTGACAACGGTTTTTTAAACTTAAGAAATAATGACAAAGAGATATGGTTTAATACACCGTCCAATAAAAAGAAAATGACTAACATTCCTTTTGGTGAGGATCCTTTGCATATGGCTGTATCATTTTTTCAATCTGACGAAGGTGTTGACCTTTTAAAGCATCTAAAAAAATTATCAGAAAATTTGTAACTTAGTATCTCATAACATACTTTTTTCATTTATTTCAAAAGGTTTGATAGGCACCCTTTTTTAGGGTGTCTTTTTTTTTTACTTATCTTTGATAAAACATTTGTAATGATAAATTCAGTCAGAAATACTGTACTTGCTATATTAAACAAAAACAATTACGGTTATATATCTCCATCAGACTTTAATTTATTTGCAAAACAAGCGCAGTTAGATATATTTGATGATTATTTTTATCAATACAATCAACTTATAAATCAAGAAAACGCTAGGCTTGTTGGCACTGGATACGCAGATATAAGAAAAGGTTATGAAGAGGTTATTGATTTATTTTCCGAAACAAAGACTCTTACACAGAGTAGTTTAAACCAATACTTTTTACCTTCATTAAGCACTACTGGAGATGATTATTATTTAATAAATAAAGTTTTGTGCTTTAGTGGTGGAGTTTTTCAAGGAGAAGCTGAAAAGGTATCTAATAGTCAAATAACTTTATTAACTAATTCGCATTTAACAAGTCCTTCGTTAGGGTTTCCAGCATATAGTTTGCAAGCAAATATTATGACGGTATTTCCTGCACAGTTTAATGGAGCAAACGATATACAAGCACAGTATATTAGATACCCAAAAGCACCGAATTGGACATATATTAATGTAAGTGATGGTTCACCGGCTTTTAATCAAAGTGCGGCAGACTTTCAAGATTTTGAATTATCTCCAGATGACGAGACTTCTCTTGTATTTAAGATACTGCAGTATGCAGGAATGTCTATACGAGAAATACAAGCGGCACAATTTGGAGCAGAACAAGAACAAATAGAAGAACAAACTGAAAACTAATGGCATACTTATCACAATATGAATATTACGCAAATGCTGGTGGCACGCCAAGTAATGAGAACTGGGGTTCATACCAGTATATTTCTTTAAAAGATATTGTTACAAATTTTTTGCTAATGTATAATGGAAATCATGCGTTAGTAAATAATGTTAACAGATTTAAGATTTTATTTCATGCTAAGAGATCTATACAAGAGCTAAACTACGATGCATTCAAAGAAATAAAAGCATTAGAATTAAAAGTATTTGATGATTTAATATTTACACTCCCATCAGATTATGTCAATTGGGTAAGAATATCTTTGTATAAAGATGGGTACCTTAGACCACTTACAGAAAACATACAAGTAAATTCTGCACAAGCTTATTTACAAAGTTCTACCGGCACATTAAGTTTTAATGCAGACGGTTCAGTCGTTACAGCTCAGTCGAAATTAGACGAACAACGTATATCTGGACAGCAAGAGAGTATATATTTAAATCAAAATAACGATAATAGAACTATTAACGATCCTAGCGCTTTAGATCCCTACGATTTAAAAGATTACAATATAGGAGCTAGATATGGTTTAAATACAGAAACTGCTAATTTTAATCCTACCTTTCGTATAGATAAAAAAGCTGGTGTTATAAACTTTGATTCAACAATGGCTGGCGAGCAATGTGTATTAGAGTATATCAGCGATGGTATGGAGGAAGGAAACGATGCAAAGGTAAGTGTAAATAAATTATTCGAACAATACATTTACGCTGCCATTAAATATGAATTGTTAAATAACAAATTTGGGGTTCAAGAATATATAGTTAATAGAGCAAGAAAAGATAAATCAGCATTATTAAGAAACGCAAAAATTAGAATGAGTAATATTCACCCTGGTAGACTATTAATGAATATCCGTGGTGAAAACAAGTGGATAAAATAGTATGCCTAATACACAAAGAAATTTTGTAGCTGGAAGAATGAACAAGTCTCTAGATGAGAGACTGGTACCGAATGGTGAATACATCGATGCGTTAAATGTTCGTTTGGGATCTACAGAAGACTCCGAAATTGGTGCGGTAGAAAACTCCAAGGGAAACACTCAACTAACTTTTTTACAATATGAAGAAACCGGAAGCGGAGAGACGGCTACGTTTCTAAGTTCGGACGCTGTTTGTATAGGAACATTTGAAGATGGGCAAGAAAACCGTATATATTGGTTTGTCCACGACCCTAATTTTTCAAAAGGCTTAACAAAAAAATTAGACTTAATTGTTTCTTTAAATCCTAATACTAACAATTTAGCATACCACGTAGTAAGTATAGATGATGGGTCGGGTGTTAATACAACTTTAAACTTTAATTCTAAAAATCTCATAACTGGTGTTAATAAAATTGAAAACCTTTTATTTTTTACAGATAATGTCAACCCACCTAGGTTTATAAATGTTCTTGAAAATTACCCTAATCCAGAATTTAATCAAGATTTAATAACTGCAGAGCAGTTAATGGTAATTAAAAAGCCACCAGTTGAGTCACCAAAACTTACCCTTAAATTTCAAACTACCGCATTAGGTGATGATTTTTTAACTAACAGATTTATATGTTTTGCTTATAGATATCAATATAGTAATGGAGAGTTTTCAGCTACTTCTCAATGGTCAGAAATAGCTTTTGATCCTGGAATGTATTTTTATGATTTTGGCACAAACACTAACGAGGGTATGATTAACACCATATCTGGTATAGATATTGTTTTTAACAGCGGAAGCGAGTTAGTAAAAGCTGTAGAGATACTATACAAAGAAAGTCTGAGCAATGTAATAAAAATAGTAGAAAAACTTGACAAGGGATTATTAGGATATGCTGACAATACTGATTATAGTTTTGCATTTAACAATAGTAAAATATTTACAGTTTTACCTGAGTCGGAACTTTTAAGACTGTATGATAATGTGCCTCTTAGAGCTGTAGCTCAAACTATAATGGGCAACAGGTTAGTTTATGGTAATTATTTTGAGGGTTATGATTTGGTGGATTTATATACAAACCCTGTACAGCAACAATATAGAGCAGAGCTTATAGAAAAAGAAGTTGTTGTAACCGAATTGATAACATCTACTTCATCGGGCACTTATACTTATGGCAGTTCACAAACTATTGCTGATTCTGTTTTAAATGTTCAACTAGGCAACCTGAATGTTTTTACTCAATTAGTGGCTGGTGCTTCTATCAATATAGAGTTTGTTTTTGAGCACTCTAAATATGACCCAACAGCTTCACAGCCCACAACAACTACAGATAACATAACCATACAATTTGCGTATAATTTACCTCGTGATTATACCTCAGTATTTGATTTAGTATCAGATACTGACTTTCAAGAAGCTATTGGAACTTCTACCAATATAAAACCAGTTTATGATGCAGCGGGAGCTAATTCATGTACTGGATTTACTTTGACTGATAATGTTAATTGTTTAATACCTACAAATCAGACAACGAGCACAGGTACAATAAGCAAATATGCTAGTGGTATTACATCAAGCACACCTGCAGGTGGTGAGCCTATTGCCATACTAAACAACACCCCGGGGTCTACAAGTATTAATTTACAATTACCGGCGATGAGGTATGTTGCTGATCCAGCTAGTCCAGCGGCAGGGTTTTATGAATATTACAAAATTGTTTCTTCAACTGCTACTTATAATTCTACTAGCACACCTAAAAGTTTACATAGTAATAGAGGATATGAAATAGGTATTGTTTACATGGATGAGTTTTTAAGATCATCGACTGCCTTGACAAGCACAAATAATACAGTATACGTTCCATGTCGAGCATCAAGAAATCAAAATGCAATCCAAGTTACTATACCTTTTGGACAAAGAGCGCCATCTTGGGCAAGGTTTTATAAGTTTTGTATAAAGCCAGATAAAAGCACATATGAAACTATATATTCTGAAAAATATTTTGAGGACCCTGACAGCAATAGCGTATTCTTTTTATTAGAAGGTGAGAACGCAGCAAAGGTAGAATCTGGCACTAGGCTTGTTGTAAAAAGAGATAGTGGAGGCGCAGTAGAGCAATGTGTGATTGCTACAATAACAGATAAAAGCACGAAGCCATCTAACTTTTTAAAAATTAGAAACCCTAACGATACTACAACGTATGCGACTGAACCACCACAGGATCCTTTTGAGGTTGGATATTATATTCCCATACCAGCGGGAGCTTACGCAGAAATAGTACCATCTGGATTTAATATTTCACAAGAACAAACCGTAGGCGGAAATGTAGTTTATTACCCACCCCAAAGAACAACATTTCCAGCATTAAATAAATCTAGAGGTTATCCTATAGGTAGGGCTAGAGTTAATATAATCAACCCGAACCCTGATTATGCAAGCGCCGTGCCTACTCAGTATAAATATTTTGATTATACTATACCTGTAAATAGTGTAATAACTATTAGAGTTTATCAAAATCGAGAAGGAGGTAATCGTAAAAAAGGTAGAGGTTGTGAATTTAGACGAAACTTATATGAATCACCTGAACTGGTATCGCAAGCTAATTATGATAATTTTTATCAGTGGTTTAACGGAGACAATATCGCAAATAAATTAATAGCAGAAAGTCAAACGGAAGTAGGAGGCGGAGGAACCATAGGAAATGTGTATAATACAGCTTTACTTACTGGTGCAGCTACAGAACCAGAAAAAACTATAAATGATGGCAACGCAGGTATTTTAAGCCCTGGCAATCCATCCACTTCAACCATATTAGTCGCTCAAGACACAAACTATTATCAGTTTTATAGAAGTGATCCCGCAGCTGGTGGCGATAATTCATTATGGTTTGTAGCTACTGGCACATTAAGCTGTAAAAGTTTTGCTGGCATCGGCGGTCACGCATCTAATGTTGAAATAGAAATAACAGTAGAGAGAGCTAATCAAGCAGGTGTTGTAGTTTTTGAAACAGAACCTTCAGATGCGTCACCTGACATATGGTTTGAGAATGATTTGTCTTTTAAAATTAGTAATGTGGGTGAGCATTTTGGAAACGTACAAAACCAAAACATACAAACAGCTACCCCAGCTATTATAGACACTGGTTTTTTTGACTGCTTTACTTTTGGTAATGGAGTTGAAAGTTACCGTATAAGAGATTCTTTAAAAGGTGAAGCCTTTACATATGGAAACAGAGTAACAACCACTGCAGCTCAAGAATACAAAGAAGTACATAGATTTGCTGATTTGACATATAGCGGAATTTTTAACAATGAAAGTAATGTAAACAAACTTAATGAGTTTAATTTAGGATTATTAAACTTTAAAAATTTAGAGGAGTCTTTTGCATCCATACAAAAAACTGTAGCAAGACAAACAGACATATTGGTATTACAAGAAGATAGAATATCTTATGTTCTAGCTGGTAAAGATTTATTATCTGATGCTGGAGGTGGAGGCGCTTTGACATCGGTCCCAGAAGTTTTAGGACAACAAATAGCAAGACTTGAAGAGTTTGGTATTAGTAGAAATCCAGAAAGCTACGCAGAGTTTGGTGCTGATAAGTTTTTTACTGATGAGCAAAGAGGCGCAGTCATTCAACTAAAAGGTGGGGCATATAACAATGAATCTCTTACCGTTATCTCTGAAGCGGGCATGAGATCTTATTTTAGAGATTTGTTTCATAGCACTTTTGATCAGCAAAAAGTAGGAGGTTTTGATCCTTACATGAACGAATATGTATTATCCTCCAATAGCAATCGATTACCTTTTGTTGGTGAATGTGATTTATGTGGAACTAGTAGAGATATACAATTACAACCAAACACTCCATTTACATTTTGTGTTAATGTAACTCAAGAAGTAGGTACTGTTAATATAGATTATGTTTTACCAAGTGGCGGAAATAACAATATAGTTACTGAAGATGGTACGGGTACAACAAATGAAATAATGCACACAGAGGTTAATTCAGCAGCTCCAAGTGGATCTGATATTGTTACTGAGGATGCAACATCCAATAATTCATATACCATCACAGTTTTGTATAATGGTAACAGCTTTACAACTGGTGCAGTTACTGCAAGCGGTACTTTACAAATCGACAAAAATTCAGTTTATGCTGATATAGTTGCTATAACCGTTTCATCAAATGCAATTACTACTGATAGCGTAGAGATTACAACATTTTGTCCTGAACCAGATCAAATAACTATAACACAAGTATCAATAACAAGTAATGCAGAAAGAGGTTTATTTATACATAATGAGTATAGATGGAAAGACGGATTGTTTGAATCACCTTTACATTCTGAGTTAGTCGAGTTTAACAACGGCACTCAGTATCCTTTATTATCTCAATATGTGGAGCTCACGGGTTCTCAGGGTGCTGGAGTTATACCAGATGATGGAGCAGAGGTTACTATAATTAGCAACAAAATTGACTTTGATGATTTTGAATTTGATTATAATACTAATAATTTTAGATATCTAAGAACTGCTACTTATTATGGTAAGACTACAACCGATTTAGCAGCTTTATTAGCTGCGGCAACTAAAGCTACACCAATAAATACGAGATTTGCCCCACAGTTTTCAGCACAATTTACTATGCCTGCTGGAACTGCAACAGAAAAATTCTTATATCTAATTTGGGATTATAGAAAGTCTACAAGAATACAAGCTTGTTATTCAAGTGTATCAAGCACAGATGCGTGTTGCACATGTGCAGTTGAACCAACTCCAACAGCTACACTTACGCCAACAGCAACACCGTATCAGTGTTATAAATATGAGTTAGAGATGCCTGGTACTTGCGCTGCATATGCAATTATACCGGTTTTCAATACTACTTCGGTAGTTTCCTATACTGACTGTCAAGGGTCGTTAGTAAATGTTAGTGTCGATTACCCAGAAATACTAGACGTATACGCTCAAACAGGTACTGTTTCTGCAACGGCAGGTGCAACTATACAACTTTTAACGGCAAATGTTGGAGGTAGTGTAGGTACCTTCTTTTGGACTGGATGTGATGGAACGCCTATTACTGAGACTGTTCAACCTGGTGCATCTAATAAAATTACAAGATGCGCAATAGATACACCGCAACAGCCGGTAGGTCAATCTGGAACTATAACACAAATTTCAACATGTGGACTTGTATTTTATAAAGCGCAAATGTGTGGCACAAACACGGATGTATTTTTGCAGGGTCAGTCAAGTATTGGTACATTTAATTTAGGTGATGTTGTACAATTTACACCTATAAATACAGATTCAATTACAACGGGTAATCCTACTGAAACACTTTGTGCTACAATAAGCACTGTAGGAATTGGAAACGGACAAGATGGTGTAATTAATTTACAAGCGTCTGGATGTGGCGACCAAACAAATTGTCCCCAACCAGTTACAGTGTACAAATGGAGATTTAATTTCATAAGACAAGACGGAGGTAGTGTGACGCCATTGACTTGTCAAACACGAGAATTTTGCCAGGATTTTGTTTATACAACTGCATCTAGTTTTAGCACAACAACCCCTGGATTCACCAGATTTTATCTAGATATTAATTTAACTATCCCATTTGTAGGTGCTAATAAATATTATGCAGCTAGAGTACCAGCAGCAGGTGAAACCATAGCTACTGTAGGATTTTCAGAAGCCAAATTGCAGATGGATTCTAATGGTTTCGTAACCGAACTTATAATATGTTAAATTTGTAATATGGGAGCAGCTGCAACGTTTTATATAGACAATCCTAGTTTTGAAAAAGCAACAACTGTTTTTTCAGACGCAGCTTTGACTACGTGTGCACCAAATGGTTTTTATCAGATGGGGGGTATTGTAAGAGAGCAGGTAGACTGTGTGGCTGGTTTGGGAGGTCGACTTTTACCTGCAGAAGACTGCCCTTCCTGTGGAGCACCTCCAACAACTGCGCCTCCTTTACCAACGCCAGCGCCTCAAACAACGCCGCCTATAACGCAACCTCCTCCAGATCCTTTATATTACAAGCTTATATCTTGTCCTACAACATCATCAGGTGGAGGTGGAACATTAAAATATACTGACATAACACCAAGCACCTCTTCGGCAAATCAAAGGTATCAAGACAGCACGCAAGACCCAGCCATATTTTATACATATGATGGTAGCGCTGGTATTTCCAATCCACCACCAAATACAATTGACAGAAATATACAAATAGTCCCTGGAGTATTTAATTGTCCTACGTTACTTCCTGTATACAATTTTTATAATGCCATATTATGTAATAACGTAGACTCAATTATAGTGAGATCACCAGAGGGGACAACCTTTGTAGCTGGACAAGTTGTGAAAGTTATAGGATCTACACTATGTTATGAAATTAGGACTATAGCGGCACAAACATCCATATATAGAGATTATGACACTAGTATTCCTCCTTATCCTAACTGCGAGGCATGTGATCCAACTCCTTTAGAGCCAAACGGTTTTCGTATTACAAAACCTGGTGCGCCAGACAACGAAGTGCTTCAAGACACTAACAACCCTAGAAGTCAAGGAGAGCGAATATTGACAAGTTTTGATTTACAAGATTGTTGGACACTTCAAGAGCCAATCATAACTGTAACTGCTAATTTTATAAGAGATGATTGTCCTCCCGATTTACAGTGTACACTTACTATTTTGTATGGCGGACCAAGTGGTGGTACGTTTAGCGCTACAGAATGTAATGGAACGCCTTTGAACACAATAGCTCTTTCTCCGAATGAAGAACGAAGTTTATGTTTCCAAACCGGAACACTAGTAACATCTGGTATTACTCAAGATGACCAAGGAGCATGTGATCCTAGTGCTATCGTTGATCCATATGATTACTATAATCTAAAAAGATGTGATGGAGTAAGTGGAGTGCTGATTGCAAAATATAATGGAGCTCAAATAAATAACGGTCAATCTGTTAAAATAGCAGGGATTTGCTATTATGTTGATTCCCCCTCAACCTCTAAATTCACTATGTCGATTATAGATGGCACACAAATATTTGATAATTGTAGCGAGTGTAACCCATGTGTAGGTGTTACTCAATTAATTTTAAGCTATGATCCTAATAGTAGTTGTTTAACGACCAATTCGTCTGCAGTCCTTGCTAATAACACAACTTTAGCTACAGCTACCTTTATTTATCCAGCAGGCGCAACAAGTTGTACTACATCTAATCCGGCTCCTGTTGGATTTTACACTGGCGGAGGCATTTCAAGATATTGGAATGGTTTAGCTTTTACGCAAACTATTAATTGTACTTCAACACCACAAACTGTAACTGCTACATTAACAAGAGTAGATAACCAAATACAAGGTCCATCAGCTGGATATACTTTAGGTGGTGACCAAGTCAATGATGCTGTGGACGCACCATATGGTAGCTCAACAGCTTTCTCATTTAATACTACAGTTACAGTTAATAATGGATTTACATTTACAACTCCATACAATGTTACTAACTTTAGCGGCACTTTAAACACTCAAGATTTAACAGGTACCACAGTAATAACAGGGGAAGTGGTACAAGACGCACCTACATATTTCTATCAGATTCAACAATGCGGAACAGGTCAGATATATAATATGGAGGCTCCCTACACAATTAATTCAAATACAGTAGTATTTGCAAGACTAAAAGGAGTTGGATTTGTTACATTTTGTGGAACTGTTCTAGGAACTGCACCATCTTCAGCACAAATAACCGCTGATTTTGTACATATCATAACAAGCAGCGGGTGTAATAACCGTGTTTGTACTGGAAACTACAACTACGATCCGTTTTAACAGACTAGGATTTTATTTGTAAATTTGTATAAATTTAATTAAATGGAATCTATTTTTATTCAAATCCCTAGTTACAGGGACCCTGAGCTATTACCTACTTTAAAAAGTTTACTAGACAATGCCATACATCCTGAAAGACTGACCTTTGGTATATGCCATCAGTTTCACCCAGATGATACGTGGGATACTTTAGATGCCTACAAAGATGACTCAAGATTTAGAATATTATCTATACCTTGGGATGAATCACGAGGTTTGTGTTGGGCGAGGCACCAGATACAAAAACTTTGGAAGGGAGAAAAGTGGACTCTACAACTAGACTCGCATCATCGTGTCATAAAAGGATGGGATCAGGCGTTGATATACATGGCTAATCAAACAGAGGTGTCTAAACCTATTATCACAGCATACGCAGGTATGTATAAGCCAAATAGCGAAGAGCCTTTAGAGCAAACCCCATATAAAATGGTTGCACAAAAATTTATGGACTACGGAGGTATAGTCTTTGCACCAACCCACATACCTGCCTGGCAGTCTCTAACACGTCCTATACCAGCTCGTTTTGTATCGGGTCATTTTTATTTTACTTTGGGTATACATTGCAAAGAATACGTGTATGATCCAAACCTTTACTTTCAAGGCGATGAGATATCTTTATCATTACGATCTTACTCTTTGGGATATGATTTATTTCATCCACATAGAACAGTTGTATGGCATGAATATACACGTGAGGGTAGAAATAAACACTGGAACGATTTTCAGCGCCCTGAGCGCAATAAAATAAATAAATCATGGTTGGATATGGACAAGGAGTCAAAAGCTCGTTTAAGGCAGCTTTTAGGCACTGAGGACAACGGGTATACTTTATACCCACACGACATTGGTAGAATACGATCTATAAAAGAATATGAGGACTATGCCGGGGTTGATTTCAAACTAAAGAGATTACATCAGTCAACAAAAGAAGGAATAGATCCGCCTACAGTTTTAGACTCTGATGACAACTGGCGTATGGTAAGACATAAAATACACAAGGGCACGGTGTATTGGACAGATGAATATCCCAAAATTAAATCTTCTCTTGGTTGTACATGTAACATACAATTTATTATGGTAGCAATAGAAGATCAAGCTGGTAAAATATTATTCAGAGAAGATCTGGCGTCAGCTCAGTACATAAACGGCGAGCTTACATTTTTGCCTTATGAGTTTGAGTCCCCATACATCCCTTATAAATCTATAGTTTGGACATATACTACCAAAAAGCAGTGGGTCCACAAAATAGAAAAGCAAATAATTTAGTAAATTAGTAGTTGATATGGCACACGAAAATTTAAACTTTACCGATTTAACAGTCAGTTATAGCGAAAACTCTAAAGGATGGACAAGCTTTTTTTCATACATACCAGAGCAAATGGTTGGTATGAATAACTTTTTTTATTCTTTCAAAGGTGGTAATATATATCAACACAATACCAATGCGTTGCGTAACAATTACTATGGCGTACAATATATCTCACAAATCAAGAGCGTATTTAATGAAGTACCTCTTGAGAACAAAGTATTTAAAACTCTAAATATAGAAGGAGAAAATGCATGGACTGCAACTCTTGAAACTGATCTTCCTAACACTGGACTTATAAACGATGAATGGTTTGTGAAAAAAGAAGGTGACTGGTTTGCTTACATAAGATCGGCAGGTAGTGATCCAGCATCAGTAACGGAGTATAAACAAAGATCTATGAACGGTATCGGTCAAAGCACCAGTGTCACAGGAACAAGCACTATACCAATTATCAACTTTGCCAACACAATAAATATAGGTAGTATTGTTGCAATAGGAGATATGATATATGCAGCTACACCACCTTATACCACACCGATATTAGCTGGTAAAATAACTGATATAGAGGTAGACATTCCTAATAATATAAATAGAATTACTTTAGATTCTACAATTACGGGAGCAACAGCTCCGGCAACACAAACTGGATTTATTTTATATATCAAAAATCAAACAGTTGAATCACATGGATTATTAGGTCACTACATGATGTTTACATTACAAAACAGTAACACTACGCCAACCGAACTCTTTGCTGTCGAATCAGAAGTAGCCAAAAGCAATCCTTAAAATTATTATCTTTGTCTATAAATGGATTAACAGTACGAAACCTAACTGAACTAGATTATAGCAAACATTTAGTTCAGTGGTGGGAAGACTGGAACTGGGTTGCTCCAGTGAAAGAATTTTTACCTGACTCTGGTAAAGGAGGGGTGATGGTTTTGGACAATGATATACCTGTGTGTGCAGGATTTATTTATATGACAAACTCTAAGGTGGCATGGGTAGACTGGATTATATCCAACAAGAATTATAAAGTAAAGCCGAATCGTAAAATGGCAATAAAGCTTCTTATTAAAACTTTAACTCAAATGTGTAGGGATCTTGGATTTACATTTAGCTATGCTTTGATTAAAAACAATAGTCTTATGGATACATACAAAGACTTAGGATATTCAGAGGCAGACCAATACAATAAAGAAATGATTAAAAAATTATAATATGGCAGCAGCAACCGCAATTATAGGAACAACATTAGCAGTGGGACAAGCTGGTATGAGTTTTGCTCAAGCTAGTAAACAAGCAAAAGCACAAAAGAAAGCAGAGCAAGCCGCAGAAGATGCGATGAAAGCTGCTCGTGCAAAGTTAGAAGAAAATGTATACGAGGGTTTAGATATTAATCTAAAATCTTTTGAAAGAGAAAGAGACGCTCTGGCAGGAATCGGTGCGCAGCTAGTTCAAGCTGGGCAAGAATCTGATCGAGGAGCTGCAGCAACTGCCGGTAGAGTAGCTATGGCAGCTGCAGAACAAGCCACAAATATTCAAGACAGAGAGATTGATGCTTTGGAGGCATTAGAACAAACTGTTGCTGCTGAAGAGGCAAAGCTTCAACAAGCTAGAGTAGGCTTAGATTTAGGAGAAGCTGAAGGAGCGCAACTTGCTGCTAGAGATGCACAGGAAGCAAAAAATGCTGCAATCACGCAAGGAGTTCAAGGTTTAGCTAGCGCTGGTTTAGGTCTTATGGAAAGCGCAGATTTATTCGCTAACTCACCGGAAGCAATACAAAAAAGACAAGCAGCTAGACTTTCTCGGAGAGTGGAATCGGGTAAAGTACTTCCAAGCGGAGTAAAAGTAAACCAGGGCGCTTTACAAGATATGCTAAGGGGCGGTGGAATTGATGGTTCTGCTGATGCTTTATCTAAAGGAGGATTGCAAAATATTTTTTCTGGTGTGTCAGGTCTATTTCGTAAAAAAGGAAATTAAATTTTATGGCTAGTTATTATAAGTATGCTGAAAGAGATGTAGCTAATGAAATAGACTGGAGGGCTATAACGGGTGAGATAACCCAAAACATGAAAGATATCGAAAAGGCACGTGAAGATAAACGTGTAGCGATACAAAAAGCTTCTGGTGACGCTATGAAAAGAATGATGGAAAAACCTCAAGGTGAGGATTTTCTTGAAAACAATCGAGTCGCTAACTACGCACAACAGGCACAAGAAATACAATTAGAAAATTTACGTCTACTTAAAAGAGGTGACATATCTGAAAGGGAGTATAGTTTGAGATTCAACAATCTTACCACTGGTACCGATATGGTATTTAATTTATCTAAAGAATATCAGGATTCCTATCAAATGCACATGGACAGAATGCAGCCTGATGAAAATGGAATAGTTCAAGCTAGCGGAATAGAGGGGGATATGTTAGGAAAAGCAGAACAATATGGTAATCCAAAAGATTCACAGTATTACATCAACCCGTTAACAGGGGAGGTAAATCTAGCTTTAACAAAAGAAGATGGACAATCTGGGCAGGTAACTATAGGAGATAGTCAATTTGATTTGATGAGTTTAGGTACAGCCCGTAATATTATATTTCAAAAAGTAAACAAATATCAAACACAAACTCAAGTTGAAGGTTTGGTAGAAGGATTAAAAACTGAGGTCAATGAAGCATTAGGAACTGGTGCATTGAAGGGTTATATAACCAAAGAAAAAGGATTAGATGTTGACGGACTGTTTGAGACAAAAGACGGAAAGCTTGTTCCCTCAACTGATGAAGGTAAAGCAATTATAGCAAGTATAAATGCTACATTTGCTGGAGACGATTTTTCAAGGGCTAGTTTTTTATTTGACACTGTGAAAACAGTTGATGGAGAAGTAGTTGAATTAGTGTATCCAAATCCAGAGGGTAATTTCCCTGAGCTAAAAAATAACCAAATAAAAATGGTTTTAAATAATCAAAATAGATATGTACCTGAAATCACTGATGAGCAAAACAGAATCATAGAAAAAAATATGGTTGGCTTAATAAAAAGTGGTATCGATAAAGAGTTTGGAATTACAGCTGATACACGATTGACTGACTATCAAAGATTCCAAGTTCGTAAAATCAACAGAGAATTGAGAGAAAAGAAAGATAGTTTGCAGCTTCGTTTAGATACTATATCTGAATTGTATAGAGGTGGAGATGTTGACTTGCAAGCTGCTGCAACGTTTTTTAGAGATATAGATCCAAACATTGTAAAAATAGATAGATCAGATACAGGAGTTGCTGTGACCATATTAGATAGAGAAACGGGCTTACCAGAAGTTCGAGATATTAGTTTTTTTGGTGAGACTGATGGGGAGGTAGATACAAACAAACCATTAGACGAAAGAGACTTTATAAAAGCTGCTTCAAACATTTTATTAGGTAAAGAAGCTGCTGAATCTGCTGAATATTTAAACTTATATAATAAGAAACAGAAAGTTGGTGACGAAGAGGTTTTTGTTTACAATCGTAAACTTCGTAACGAAGGACAAGCTACTGCGGATACATCAATTACAGATGGATCAAGGCGTCCTGGTAAAGATACCACGGAAATAGATAGTTATTTAGAAAGTAGATTTTATGGAGCAGATACGGAAAGAAAAGAATCTGGGGCGTCAACTGGTATAGATTTCCGAGATGAAGACTTTGAAGTGGCTAAACAAATTATGACACGTTTTGCAGATGATAGAGTGCCAATAAATGCAAAAGCTGTTGGTACTTCTCAAACAGTAGACGCTCAAGGAAAGCCAATCATGGGAAGCGGATTTAAGGATTTAGTCGAGATAAGAATAGACGGTTACAACAAACCACCGCTGACAATCCCGGCGGATTATAATAAAGATAGTGATGCTAGAAACGCTGAAAACCAGCTTAGAGAATACATTAAAGCATACTTAATAAGCCAACAAGGCGGAGGCGGCGGAGGACCTTATTCAAAATATAACTAATGAACGAGCAAGCTTTAAGAGACGCATATGAATCGTTTACTGCTGGAGGGTATCAAGGAACTTTTGAGGACTATATAAAACTAATAAATAGTAATCCTGAAGCACTACAAGACACCTATTCTTTGTTTAAAGAAGGGGGATATACAAAACCCATTGAAGATTTTCAAGTCCTTTTGGGGGTAAAAAAAAAAGACGGTGGGGAATTTACCTCAGAGGTTGGTTTATTGGAGCAACCAACTGCTCCACAGGACTCTTTAATAAATCAGACAGAAGATCAAGTAGATGGTTTAAAAAGAGATCAAGAAGGAGAAGTTGATTATTTTCAGGGGACCTTCGGAGATATATTAAGAGGCTTTGATAGTGTAGCCCCTATTGGTATAGGCGACTTTGTTGATGATATTGCCAGAAGCGTAGCATCTGGATATAGACGTGGTGTATCATCAGAGAACGCTGCTGACCTTTTAGTTCGTGGTAACAAAGCTAGTGATGAAGATATTTATTCTTTTATAGAAGCAAACAAAAATGCTCAAGCTTTACCGCCATCCAAAGAGATGCAAAACTACATGAAAATATATGAAGAGAACGACAAAAGTTTTATGGGTGTAGTTCTAGGTTTGATACAAAATCCCACGGTAATTCCAGAAATTATTACTAGTTCGTTTACTTCTATGGCAACTAACACTGATTCTCTGCTTGCAGGTTTGTCCACTGTTGGGACAGGCGCAGCTATTGGAGCTACAGCGGGAGGTGTTGGGGCTATTCCTGGAGCTGTTGCTGCTATACCTTACGCATTTGCTACTGCAGGCACCGTGCTTGAAATGGGCGCAACTTTTGCAGAGGTGTTAGAAGAAGAGGCTGGTGGTGAAGAACTAACACCAGATAAAGTTCGTGAGCTTATAAGCACACCCGAAGTATACGAAAGAATACGAAACAAAGCTGTCACAAGAGGATTAACGATAGGAGCTATAGATGCATTTACTGTTAGAATCGGTGGCACCATTGCTAAAAAAATAATTAAATCAGCCAAATCTAAACCTATAACGAAGGCTGCTATTGCTGGAACTGTGACTGAGGGTGTTGGAGGATCTGCCGGTGAGGCTGCAGCTCAACTTGCTACAGGAGAAGAGCTAGATATATCTGATATAGCACTAGAAGGTATTGCAGAACTGCCTATGGGTGTCATAAATTTAGCTACACAAAAAAAAGTAAAACCCCCCATATATGTTGTTAATGATGAAAAAACTACGAAAGAAGAGGTAGACAACATGATTGAAACAATGAATAGAGGGGAGCTAGAGAAGTTACAATCTAATATCAAAATAGAAAACGATCCAATAACAACAAAAAAACTACAAGACCGTATTGTTTTTTTACAGAAGAAAGAGCAAATAAAAGAAGCACAACCTGATTTAAACGAGCCCACATTGGAGGCTATAACAGAAAAACAAGTTCAGATAGATGAGAAAGAAAATAATAATACTGAAGTTGCTAAAGAAGAAAAATCAAAGTTACGTCAAGAAATAAAAGAGCTTTCTGAAAACCAACTTGATCCAGTAGAACAAACAACCAGAGATCAAAGACCAGTTGAAGACATCTCCAATCAAGAACAGGTATCTGAAAATCTATTTATTAATAGAAGCCCTGAACAAGTTCAGCTAACGCCACAAAGACAGGACACTGTAAAGAAAGTAATTGATATAGCTAAAGTTGGAGCACAATCTGTAAGAAAAATATTACCTAATATGCGTATAGTATTGCACGAAACGCAAGATCAATATCAACAAGCAACCAATAAAACCGGTAGGGGATTTTTTGATACGCAAAATACCATACATATTAATTTAAGTAAAGCCACCTTGTCTACTGCTCCGCATGAGATATTCCATGCCGTGTTTTTAAAAAACATCAAGACTAATCAGCAGGCTGCACAACAAGCAGAGAACATGATTAAATCTGTTCGTAAGGTTCTTCCTGAGAATAATCCCCTTGCTAAACGTATTGATAAGTTTGCTCAGTCTTACTCGGACGTATCACAATTACAAAATGAAGAGAGAGCTGCTGAATTGTTCGGGATTATGGCAACCGAGGAAGCGTATAAAGCTTTACCTGCACCTACCAAAAATATTATTATAAAATTTTTAGAAGACATCGCAAAGACTATAGGTCTTGATTTAAACCTAACAGAGTTTACTAGAACAGACGAGGATGTAATTAATTTATTAAACACTTTATCTCAAAAAGTAAGAACCGGACAAGAAATACAGTTAGCAGATATAGATATACTTGAGCAAGGCGAGCTTATAGAACAGGCTGATGGACCTATACCATCAAACATACCAGAAGAAGGACCGGATATAGATCTTAATAGAGAAGCTCGTAGTCCTTTCCAGTTAGACAATGGTGGTATAAATATTAATGAAATTAGAAGGGGTAGTATTAATGAGCTTTCTGGCGCAAACGCTTTTGTTTTTGCCGGTGATCAGGCAACCTTTGGTAAAATAAAAAGTCCTACAGGATTAGAGTACGAGTTTTTTGGAGGGTATCTGTATCCATACGGAACAGGTTTTGGGTGGGCATTCACAGATAAAACAAACGCTCAAAAAGTATTAAATAAAATAAATCAATCTGACGGCGTAGGACTTGTAATGTCTCAAGACAAGGTAGGTGTTACTGGAAGTTTTAGATTTTTTCAATATTTAAATGCTGAAATAGCTCATGCTATTAATAAAGGCGCTAATCCTCAAGAGCTATTAGATTACGTAAATTCAAAATTACAGCTAACACAAGTAAAAAAGGCTTTAGAAACCAAAGGTCTTCCAACTCAAATATCAAACTTAGAACAATTAAATACTTTGATGCCGTTTGAAGGGAACAATAAAATTTCATATGAAATTAGATCTAATTTTACAACAGCTTTTTTCAGCGCACAATCCTTTGAAAGGTTTGGTATACCTCCTATACTTCCAACGGCAAAAACAGATGTAGGTGTATTAAATTATGTTAATGATCCTAGCTTAATTAATGTTGGATACGGAGATATAATTTCAGCTATTCAGTTTGAAAAAAATGGTCAAATACAAGAAGTAAGAGAGGGAGACCCAAACTATCATCCATCTTACCCATTCGTATTACCAGGTAAACCCATCATGGTTTTTGATAGAGCAGTAGATGTTAGAAATGTATACCCACAAGCAGTTCCCAAAACAGGCTCACAAGTTCCATTAGCCGATAGGACAAAACCTAGAGCTGCTAGATCTGCAATGGGTGGACAATATATTGCTGAAGTGCCTGAAGAAATACAAACTCAAGACGCACCATTGATAAGAGAACAAAGAAGTATAGAGGATGTAACACGTCTTTACAATATGAATACCGAAGGTTTTATACCTAAGACAGCTAATCTATCGCAACTTAGAAAAGCTGTAGAGCCATTTGGGTTTGAAGCATTTCGTTCACGTGAGGATCAGTTCGGTAGAGGTGGTGGATTATTTATAAAGAAACCTGGGCAAAGAAGGTATAAACCTCCTCGTCTTGGTGCACGTCAACAAGTTGAAGACAAAGATTCACAAGCTGAAGAAATAAGAAAACGATTAAATGCCAAAGATAAAAGACCGCCATCGGTCAATAAGCTATTTGGTAAATTAAAGGATGTTAAAAAAATTACATTTACTGAAAAGAATCTTTTATATAAAAGATTACGTGATCTACAAGAAGGAGCAAAAACATTACAAGTTGCACTGAGACGTGCGGAAAAAGTATTAGGTCAAGAGTTAAAAGAGTTAAGTGTTGATGGTACAATCAGCGTAAAACAAATGAATGCTATTATGTCTCGTTTGAGACGTACGGACCTTTTGAATCCTGTAGCAAGAGATAATTTTATTGACTACATGACTCGAGTCATGGCTGATGTAGAATATACTAGTAAGATATCAGAAGCAAATCGAAAATTAAGCAGGGCAAAAAAAGCATTAGTTAATAAAATAGGTATAGCTGCAGGAATCAAACCACAACTTGAAAGAATATTTAGCATTAAACCATCACGTATACCTGTGAGTGTTTTGGATAATTATTTAGAACTTATAAATATATTTAGTCAGCCTAGAAAAATTTTAGATCTTCCTACACAACAACGTATAGAAGAATTGTACGAACCTATTTTAAAACAATTAGACGAAGAATTATCCATGTCTAGTGATCTATCAGACAGGTTAGCAGAAACGGATCAGAAGGTATTCAAAGATGGTAAGTTAGACTACAGAGCCACTATACAGAAGATGCTTGATACAGGTCAAATAGATGATAGGGAGTTTGAAGTGATGCGAAAGTACAAATCACAAATCTTACCAACACTTGAGCCAACGCAAAAAAGCGAGGCTGAAATAGAAGCTGCAAAGACTTTGCTTAAAATAGCGATTACTACGGCGGGTGACCCCAACCCAAACAATTTGCCTTCACGAGATGAAAGAGATGTAATTAGAGAATTTGGTAAACTCATAAGAACAAAAGCATTAGATTCACTAACACCTCAGGAGCTAACTAACGTACTACGTATATTAGACAACATACAAAATGGTTACTTGCCACATGCCGCAAAGACCATGGTTAATAGGTTGAACGCAATAAATTCAGCGGCAGAAGTACAAGAAAGTATTAACAAGGCAAAGATTTTACCTGTGAGTAAAATTTATTCTAGGATTAAAGGTGTGTTGACTAGAAAAAACA